TTAAAGTAACTGCACCACCACTTGTGCTTTGTATTGTATCGGCTTTTAATGTACTCATACTGTTACCAATGTTCCCCCTGATTCAATCGTAAGTGTTACTCCACTTGCAACTGTAAAAGGTCCTGTTACGTTTGCATTTTCTGTAGCAAGAATAGTTGTAGATGTATTTAAAGATTGAACATTTGTTCGGAATATACCATCACCTTTAAACGTACCTTTGTTGGCTGCAGGTGGTGTTGTAGAACCATCCGTTACACCAAGAAAGTTTACAAAGATATTACCTGTACCACTTGAAGGTGCTGCTGAAAATACAATCTGTGTACCACTGACAGAGTATGCTGCTGTATCCTGGACAACCCCATCTACGGACACAAGAACGTCTTGAACATTGCCTACACTTCTTCCCATAGTAAATGT